TACAGCAATAAGTAATTTAGTAGATTCAGCACCTTCAACATTAGATACATTGAATGAGTTAGCTGCTGCACTAGGTGATGATGCAAACTTTTCTACTACAACAGCAACAAGTTTAGGCAACAGACTAAGAATAGATGTCAGCAATCAAGGTCTTACTAGCACACAAAAAACAAATGCTCTTACTAATCTAGGTATCAATTCAGAATATTCAGGAAATGCAGCAACAGCTACAGCATTAGCTACAGCTAGAACAATACATGGTGTCAGTTTTGATGGAACAGCGAACATTGATCTATCTGAAGTTATACAAGATACAGTTGGGGCTATGTTTAGTGGCAACACCGAAACTAATATAACTGCTACTTATGAAGATAGTGATGGCACAATAGACTTAGTTGTTTCTGCAACTTTAAATCAAGATACAACTGGAAATGCTGCTACTGCTACTGCTCTTGAAACTGCTAGAACTATACATGGAGTATCTTTCGATGGAACTGCAAATATAGACCTATCTGAAGTTATACAAGATACAGTAGGTGCTATGTTCTCAAGTAATACAGAAACAGGTATTACAGCAACTTATGAAGATGGTGATGGCACAATAGATTTAGTCGTTGCCACACAAACAGCTAACGATTTTACAACAACTCTTAAAAACAAACTTGATGGTATAGAAGCAAGTGCTACAGCAGATCAAACAGCTTCGGAGATCAAAACAGCCTATGAAAGTAATAGTGACACAAATGCCTTTACAGATGCACTACTGTCAAAATTAAATGGCATAGAAGCTAATGCAACTGCTGACCAAACAGCAGAAGAAATACAAGACATAGTGGGTGCAATGTTTTCTTCAAATACAGAAACAGGTATAACTGCGACCTACCAAGATTCCGATGGAACTATTGATCTTGTTGTTGCCACTTTAAACCAAGACACAACAGGAAATGCAGCAACAGCTACAGCACTAGAAACAGCAAGGACTATTCATGGGGTGTCTTTTGATGGCACAGGTAATATTGATCTATCAGAGGTCATACAAGATACAGTCGGTGCGATGTTTAGTTCTAATACAGAAACAGGAATTACTGCTACCTATCAAGATGCAGATGGAACGATAGATTTAGTTGTAGGCACATTGAACCAAGATACTACTGGTAATTCAGCGACAGCAACAGCTTTAGAGACTGCAAGAACCATACATGGAGTATCTTTCGATGGAACTGCAAACATTGATTTAACAGAGGTGATTCAAGATACAGTTGGTGCAATGGTGTCATCAAATACCGAATCAGGTATATCTGTCACTTATCAAGATAGTGATGGCACTTTAGATTTTTCTGTCTCAGGTGGTGGCACAACAATCAACAATAATGCAGACAATAGATTAATAACTGGAAGTGGCACAGCAGATACATTAGAAGCTGAAGCAAATGCTACATGGAATGGCAACACCTTATCGCTAACAGCAGGAACAGGAAATACAGGTATATCTTTGACTGATGGCTCAACTAACTATGGTTTTATTGGTGGTGGTAATGCTCTTAAATCAGGTGGTAGTGCTAATGACTTTTCATTTAGAACAGATACAGGATCAATAGACTTTTACACTAATGGTCAAAATTTAAGATTTGCTATTGAATCAGATGGTGTCATAAATACAAGTGAGTTAGTTCGCATTGGTAGTGGAACAACATTTGAAAATGAAGCATTGAATGTCAAAAAAACAGGTGCTAATGACGATGCAGTTTTAGCTCTTGATAGCGATACTGGTGATGCTTCTTTTTACAGATTTATAAGATTTTATAAGAAAAACAACAATGATAGTTTAGGAAAAATAGACTATGACAACTCAGGTGATGCAATGACATTAGCAGTAGAATCAGATGAAAGATACAAAACCATTACTGGTGAAGCAAGTGGACTTAATTTAATTTCAAAACTAGAGCCAATTAAATATACAAGAGAAGAAACAGGTGTGACTGATGGATGTGGTTTTTCTGCTCAAGCATACAAACAAGCATTTGATGATATAGGTGAATATGCAAGAGGTGTCACAGTTGGCTCAGATACAGAAAAATGGATGCTTGATTATGCACCTCTAGTTCCTAATTTAGTGAAAGCTATACAAGAACAACAAGATCAAATTGAAGTCTTACAAAATGAAATACAACTACTTAAAGGTGCTGCATAATGATTAACTTCGAATGGGATGTATCGAATTGCGAAGTTTATCCGAATAAAGATGGATTATCAGATGTTGTTCATAAAGTGCATTACATAATTAAAGGTATAGATATTTCTAATTTAGATGATAACGACAACCCTCATTTTGCAATCAAAAGAGGGAGAGTTTATTTAGATACAAGTGATTTATCGAACTTCATAGCATGGTCTGATCTAACATCAGAAATTGTTCAAAATTGGGTAGAAGATAATCTAGGTGCTGATAATGTAGCAGCAATCAAATCTGACATAGAAGCAAAAATAAATAATAAAATAAATCCTAGTTCTGTTAGTAAAATATTGGGTAGTGAATGACATTTGGTTTAGGTGCATTTGCAGAACTTCCTTTAGCTTCAGCAGATACAACAGATGGAACAAAGTCTGTTGAACAACTTATCAGAGAAGTAGCAACATCTACTTTAACTGGACTGACAACAACAGGATCAAACATTTTTGCATCTAGGGTTCATAACCTAGAAGCTATCAAACTTCCTGCATTACTTTTATACACAAGAGACTTAGAATCAGAACCTTTAGTGCTTGGTTCTGCTCGAACTATCGAAAAGAATTTAACACTTCATGTTGAAGGTTATGTTAAGCAAAACACTAACTATGACGATAAGATTGATGATATATGTGTTGAAGTAGAGGAAGCATTATTTACAAATAGATTATTAAATAATCTTGTAAAAGATACATTTTTAACAGAGAGTGTTATAGAATATGAAAATGAAGGTGAAACACCACTTGCTAGAGTCTTAATGGACTTTCAAGTTGTATATCACCATAACGAAGGAAATTTATAATTATGGCAACATTTAGTGGATCAGCAGGAGTAGTTAAAGCAGGTGGCAATGCTATTGGTGAGATTAGATCATTTTCAGTTGAACAATCATCAGATGTGATTGAAGATACAAAAATGGGTGATTCAGCAAGAACATTCAAACCTTCATTAACACAATTTACTGCAAGTGTTGAAGCATTATTCGATGATACCGATACAGCCCAAACTGCTATGACCATTGGTAGTGAGTTAGCATTTTTATTTCAACCTGAAGGATCAGGTTCAGGTGCTTATCAACTATCAGGAACAGGCATTGTGACTGGTATTTCTCAATCACAAAGTTTTGATGGTTTAGTTGAAAGATCATTCTCTGTTCAAGGAACAGGTGCTTTAACTATTGGAACTGTATAATAGGTGCGAAGAAATCCTCTTAAAAAGGATTTAAGGACACCTAAATACAGGTTAAGAGTATATGGGAAGAAGAAATATAAAAGGAGAAAGAAAATAGATGAAAGCTATTGATCGTGCTAAATCTCACTTTGACAATCTCGACATTAAAAAAATAGAAGTGCCTGAATGGGGTGAAGAAGATACACCTCTAGTCATTTATTCCAAACCATTAACATTACAAGAGACAACAAAGCTATATCGTATGGCAAAAGATGACGATATGACTATGTTAGCTTATGTGCTTATATTCAAAGCACTTGATGAAGATGGTAATAAATTATTCAGCCTTGAGGATAAAACAACTTTACTAAATAAAGTTGATAGAAATGTTTTAATTAGAGTTGCAAATGAGATCATGGCTGAACAACCTGAAGCTGTTGTAAAAAAAAATTAGAAGAAGATTACAACACCTTTAATCAACTACAATTAGCTGAACTTTTGCATAAGACCTTAGACGAGATTCAGCAAATGTCTATAGAAGAATACCAATTATGGTTAGCTTACTTTAAAATAAAACAAGAACGAACTAATAATGGCTAACAAAACACAACACAAAATTGAATTAACTGCTCTTGATAAAACCAAGAAAGCATTTAATAGTGTCAAATCAGGTCTTGGTAAAATCAAAGGTGCAACTCTTGGTGTCACAAAAGTTCTTGGTGCATCAGCATTAGCTTTTACTGGTGTTGCTACAGCTACTACACTTGCAGCTAAATCATCTTTCGATTTTATTGATGCTGTCGGTAAAGTCTCTTTACGAACTGGACTAGCCATAGAAACAATACAAGCACTAGAACAAGCAGCTATCGAATCAGGTGCATCTATTGAAGAAACAAGAAAAGGTTTTGAAAAGTTTGCAAGAAGTGTTGGTGATGCTTCAAGAGGTCTTAAAACACAAGCAGACATATTTGATGATCTTGGTGTAGAGATAAGAGATTCAAATGGTAATGTAAAAGACCTTGATACCATTCTCAGAGATACAGCACAAGGTATCGCACTATTGGGTTCTGAGTCTGAGAAGGCAACAGCACTAGCAAACTTATTCGGTAGAGCAGGTATAAAGCTGTCAGAGGTTTTTAGAGGTGGTTCTGAAGGCATAGATGAATTTGTAAGTAAAGCACAAGCACTAGGTATAGTTTTAGATCAACAAGCAATCGACAATGTTCAAGCATTTAATGACAGCTTTTCGATATTGTCAGCACAATTAAGGACAGTCAAAGACAAAGTTTTCGCAGAACTTACACCAGTATTAAATAGTGTAGTGGTAGGTTTTTCAAATCTAATGACTACCTCTGACGATGCTGAAAGTGGTGTCGATATACTCGCACAAAGAATTGCCAAAGATTTACTGATGGCTTTTGCTAATTTTGTTGAAGCTATTGGACATATTGAAAATGCTCTTGCAGGTGCTAAAAACTTTTTTAAATTTTTGTATGAAGCACCTCTAATTTTTGGTGTTTCTGCTGAAGCATTAGTAAATGGTATTAATATTATAAAAGGTTCTTTTGGTGGTTTTGAAACACAAACAGAAGCAACTACATCTAAATTTTTTGATTTTGCAGAACAAATTAGAGATACATCAAAATTACTTGGTCAAGACATTGTGCCTTCAATTACATTGACAGCAGGAGAGATAAAAAAATTAGGAGAAGCAGGTGGTTTAGTCGATCAACTCAGTCCATTAGCAAGGTTTCAAAAAGACTTTTTAGATACAAATAAACTTGTTGAAAACTCAACAGTCAAAGCAATTACAGGTATGGAAGATGCCATTGTAAACTTTGTTATGACTGGTAAATCATCTTTCAAAGACTTAGTCAATTCTATTATTGCTGATTTAATTAGAATACAAATCAGAAAGTCATTAGAAGGATCATTTGATTTCATATCTTCTGCATTTGGTTCTTTATTTGGCAAAAGAGCAATGGGTGGTTCGGTAGCAGCAGGACAACCATATCTAGTTGGAGAAAAAGGTGCTGAATTATTTGTGCCTAACCAGTCAGGGAATATTGTGCCTAATAACCAAATGGCAGCAACAG